GGCACAGAGCGCTCCTCAGTATTACAACATGCCTTTGTTGCACCGCCAAATGATTGAAGTCTTGGGTTTAAAGGATGCAAACAAGCTAATTCCTTTGCCAGAAGATATGAAACCAAAGGATCCAGTCACAGAAAACCAAGATATTTTGATGAACAAACCTACCAAAGCGTTTGCTTATCAAGATCATCAAGCACATATCACCGTGCATATGTCTTCTATGCAAGATCCTAAGATTCAATCTTTGTTGCAACAGAATCCTCAAGCTCAAGCACTACAAGCTGCGATGATGGCTCACATTAATGAGCACTTAGGCTTTGCATATCGTGTAGAAATTGAGAAACAATTGGGTATGAACCTGCCTCCAATGAATGATGAGACAGGTGATGACATCAATATGGACCCAGAAGTAGAAGCTCGATTAGCTCCGTTGCTTGCTCAGGCCGCTACTCAGCTTTTACAACAGAATCAACAGCAAGCTGCACAGCAACAAGCTCAACAACAGGCTCAAGATCCATTAGTGCAATTGCAACAACAAGAGTTGCAGATCAAACAGGCCGAGCAACAGCGTAAAGCACAGAAAGATCAGGCTGATATTCAGCTGAGACAGCAGCAACAGCAGATTGAACGTGAGCGTATTCAGACTCAAGCACAGCTTCAAGCACAAAAAGATGCAGCACAAGTGCGTTTATCAGGTGAAAAGAATGCAACTGACATCAAAATGAAGGCTGTTCAGATGAGTTTAGACCACCAAAGAGCTAATAAACAGCTTGCAACTACTACTGGTCTAGAAGCATTTAAGCATATTAGCGCACATGCTAAGGATAACAACCAACATCAGCAAGATTTAATGGCAGAAGCCCTGAAAAACCATCTAGACGTGAAGGTTCAAAGGGAAGAAAACGATAAAAACCGTGCAATTCAAAAACAACAGAAGGCACAGAACAAGAAAGGTAAATGATGGACCCATTTGAGAACTTAATGAGCGAAATAGACAAAAAAGTAGCTCAATTAAGTGGATGGATAGCTGGCGGACAAGCCAAAGATTTTGGTGACTACCAAAGGACGTGCGGGGAGATTCGAGGTCTTCTTACTTCACGTGAATACATAACAGACCTCAAACAAAGACTGGAGAACTCCGACAGTGAGTAATTTAGACATATCCCAAGCAGTAGATTTATCCCAAGTCCTACACAAAAAGGCTGAGGAAAAAGCAACACAACTCCCAAAACCACAAGGTTATCGCATGTTATGCGCTATTCCAGAGGCAGAAAAAGAGTATGAAAGCGGAATTGCAAAGGCAGACAGCACTGTACGCAATGATGAGCTATTAACTACCGTGTTATTTGTAGTAAAACAAGGACCAGACTGTTACAAAGATACTGTCAAATTTCCGACAGGACCTTGGTGTGCAGAAGGCGACTTTGTTTTAGTGCGCCCTAATGCTGGTACACGATTGGTAATTCATGGACGTGAGTTCCGTCTAATCAATGACGATTCCGTTGAAGCTACAGTGGACGATCCACGTGGTATTTCCCGTAAATTCATTTAAGGAGGCCGGACATGGCTGATACAGATTACAAGTTCCCAGATGAAATTGACCAAAACACTCCGACAGAAGATGCTTTGGAAATTGAAATCGAAGACGATACACCTGAAGAAGATCGTGGTCGCAAGCCCGCAGATCCAGAAAAAGTTAAAGCATTAGAAGTAGATGTAGACGAATTAGACAAGTACAGCAAAGAAGCCAAGGACAAAATGATCCAGATGAAGCGTATCTGGAACGATGAAAGACGTGCCAAGGAACAAGCTGAACGTGAGCGCCAAGCTGCTATGGATGCCGCACAACGCCTTCATGAAGAGAATAAGCGCATTAAAAAAATGCTCTCTGAAGGAGAAAAAGAGTACAAAGATGCTAAGAAAGATTCAGCTAAAGCAACTATTAAGGCAGCTAAACAGGCCTATAAAGAAGCATATGAATCTGGAGACTCTGAACGTGTAGCAGAAGCTCAAGCTTTCTTAACGAAAGCACAGATGGAATTGGAAAAGGTAAAGAATTTTAAGTTACCCCCTTTACAAGAAGAAGAATTTCAAGTAAAAATACAACAACAGCCCCAAGTTGCTAGACCAGACGATAAAGTTTTGTCTTGGCAAAATCGGAATCCTTGGTTCGGACAGGACGAGGAAATGACTGCTAGTGCATTAGGCTTACACGAAAAGCTGAAGCGCCAAGGAGTTGAGATTGGGTCAGATGAATATTACGCAAAGCTAGACGAGACGATGCGTAAAAGGTTCCCAGAGGAATTTGGGAACGCTGAAGATAAAAAAGCGGACACGCCTAAAAAATCGACAGTAGTAGCACCAGCAAATAGGACGACAGCGCCTAAAAAAGTAAGACTAAGCACTTCTCAGGTAGCAATTGCGAAAAAACTTGGACTTACACCTGAACAATATGTTCGTGAACTTTTGAAAATGGAGGCCTAGACATGGCTAACTCACCACGTAGTACCAGAGAATTAGAAAACAGAGAATTTAATGAGCGTCCTAAACAGTGGATGCCACCAGAACTTCTTCCCGAGCCTGACAAACAAGCTGGTTTTGCTTATCGCTGGATTCGTGTTTCAATGCTTAATGCACCTGACGCTCGCAATATTTCTGCGAAATTTCGTGAGGGATGGGAGCCTGTAAGCGTAGAAGAACAACCAAAGTTCAAACTGTTAGCTAATCCAACGGGTCCTTACAAGGACAACATTGAGATTGGTGGATTATTGCTTTGCAAGATTCCGGAAGAATTTGTAGCTCAACGTGCGGCTTATGAGGCCAAACAAACTAAAGATCAATCGGAAGCTGTAGACAACAATCTTATGCGCCAAAGTGATTCGAGAATGCCGATCTTTATGGAACGGAAATCTACGGTTACATTTGGATCTGGTAATTAAAATTTAGGAGATTTAACATGGCTTATCCTACAGTTTCGGCCCCTTACGGTCTAAAGCCTGTTAACCTGATCGGTGGTCGAGTATTTGCGGGTTCTACCCGTATGTTCCCTATCGTTAACGGTTACAGCACAAGCTTATTCAACGGTGACGTTGTTCAGCTTGGTACTGGTGCTAACATCGGTGCATTAGTTGCCTCTACTCTTGCTTACAACGCTTCTAGCGCTGTTGCAGGTACTATTGGTATTTTTGTTGGTGCTGAGTACTCAACTACTGGCGGTCCAATCTACGGTAAAAACCGCTATCAGTTCTGGAATGCTTCTACTTCAGCTCCTGATGCACAAGGTTATGTTGTAGATGATCCTCAAGCTGTTTTCCAAACAGCAGTTGTTGCTAACCCAGCTGGTACTGGTGGTTCTACTACTATTCAGTATATTAACCCAGCTTTCATTGGTTCTAATGCTTATTACATTGGTGCTGCTGCTGGTAATACTGGTTCCACAACTACTGGTGATTCTTTGGCAGCTGTTGCAGTTTCTGCTTCTGCTACTGTAAGCACACCTATCACTAGTTCTGCTCCATTCCGTATCGTTGGTGTTGTTCCTGCTTCTGCTGTAACTGTTGCTGCTTCTGCTACATCTAGCTCTACAACAATTACATTGGCTGCTTCTAACAGCGCAATCCAACCTGGTATGGCTGTATCTGGCCCTGGTATCACCCAAGGTTCTAATACATACGTAACAGCAGTATCTGGTACATCTGTAACTATCAACACAGCAGTTGCTACTGCTCAAGGTACAGCTGCCCAGTTTTCATTCACCGGCTTCCCAGAGGCATTAGTAACATGGAACTTCGGTTACCATAGCTACTTCAATGCTACTGGCGTTTAATTAAGGAGCGTATAAATGGCTATTTCTCGTGCACAACTACTAAAAGAGTTGCTCCCTGGTTTGAACGCATTGTTTGGACTTGAGTATGCTCGTTACGGCGAAGAACATAAAGAGATTTACGAAACTGAATCTTCTGAGCGTTCTTTCGAAGAAGAAACAAAACTGTCAGGCTTCAGCGCTGCACCAGTCAAAAACGAAGGCCAAGCCATCGCTTATGACAACGCACAAGAAGCTTGGACTGCTCGCTACAACCATGAGACTATCGCTCTTGGCTTTAGCTTGACAGAAGAGGCAATCGAAGACAACCTCTACGATTCTTTATCTGCTCGCTACACCAAAGGCTTAGCTCGTGCTATGGCTTACACCAAGCAAGTTAAAGCTGCTGCAGTATTGAATAACGGTTTCAACAGCCAAGTAACATACGGCGACGGTCAACCATTGTTCTCTACAGCACATCCTTTGATCTCTGGCGGCACTAACGCTAACACTCCATCTACTCCTGCTGACTTGAACGAAACTGCGCTTGAAAACGCTGTTATTCAAATCGCTGCTTGGACAGATGAGCGTGGCCTCTTGATCGCTGCTCGTCCTAAGAAGTTAGTAGTTCCACCTGCATTGCAATTCGTTGCAACTCGTTTGTTAGACACAGAACTCCGTGTTGGTACAAACAACAACGATATCAATGCTATCAAGAACAACGGTTCCGTTCCAGAAGGTTACACAATTAACCACTTCTTGACCGCAACTAACGCATGGTTCTTGACTACTGATGTTCCAAACGGTTTGAAGCACTTTGAGCGTATTCCATTGCAGAACAGCATGGACGGCGATTTCGACACAGGTAACGTACGTTACAAGTCTCGTGAGCGTTACAGCTTCGGTGTATCAGATCCATTAGGTATCTACGGTTCCTATTAAACTAAACCCTTCACAAGAGTAAGTTTGCCCCCACCTTAAAAAAGTGGGGGTTTTTGCTTTAAAGGGCTTGCATATTAATCAAATTGTGGTATATTAGTTCCAAGGAACTTTATCATGCCATATGCACAAGACTACATAGGAATATATAAAATCCGTAACAAAGTTACGGGTAAATGCTATGTTGGTCAATCACAACATGTAAAAAAACGTATACATGAACATTTTCGTCTTTTAGAAAAGGGAAGCCATGTTAATCGTATTTTGCAAAATTCATACAATAAATATGGCAAACAAGCATTTGACTGGACATTAGAAGTTGAATGTAAAAGTGCAAAAGATTTGGATGATCTTGAAAATGCATTTTTACAAGGAAATGCACATTTTGATGAGCCTACTTATTTTAATATAGCTAACATTGCTAAAGTGCCTATGCGAGGTAAAAAACATACTCAGCATACAAAAGATATGATTTCACTTTCTAAATTAGCTAATACAAAACATGTTAATCAACAATACATTGAAAAGTTAAAATTAGCTCGTAAAAAGTTAGCCTTGTCAGATCCAAAATATCTTGCAATAGTTAAGTTTATAGTTAATAATCCAGATATGTCCTATGCTGAGAGAGGGCGTGTCATTGGTAGGGATACATCAACTACTAGGAAAATTGCTCTCAAATATTTTTATTTAAAAGGAGTTTTATAATGGCACGTACAGTACTTGAAGGACCGATTTTATCTGGCGACAATCGTTTTGGTCCAGTTCGTGACGTTGGTTATACAGACCTCGTTCAAACCGCACTTTTAGATTTTTCAGTAACATCAGCTGGCACTAACTATGGTGGTGGTTCTGGTGTT